GCGCCGACGACCTGCGCGTTATTGACGCAAAACGCCACGGCGCCATGCGTCGGCCGCCGCACATTGAGGCCGCCCCACATCGCGTTGGTGATTTCCAAGTTTGGCGACACCGTGCCGCCGACCGATGACCCATTGATCGCAAACGCGATATGCACCGTCTTGTTGACCACGGTATAGGTAAACGCCGTGAAGTCCGCCGCCTCGACAGTCCACGTCATGCCCCCGGTCCCGCGAAACGCGCCCGGGTTATAGGGCACCTCGACCCACGCGCCGAGCGCGCTATCGACCGGATCGAGGATGACCGTCTTAATTTTATCTTTGTTCCAGATGGTGCCGGTGAGGTTCGAGCCGTCGTCATCGACCAGCGCAGTCCACGGGCCGCGATTAATCGCCATTACGCATCCGCCTTCCGGATCAACATCTGCAACACCGCTTCGAACGACTGATTGACGTTACTCGCCGTCACGGTGAACTTCGGCGCAAGCCCGCGAATCCCGAGCTCCGAGATCGTCACATCCTGAATCGTGAGGGATTCGGAAATCGCGGGCGACGGCAGCGCGATCGTGACCGTCTTGCCGCTTTTGGTTTTGAGATCGCGCGACGCATAGGTGACCGTGACCATCGGCCGGCTGTAGAGCTTGAGCTGCGCATCGCACACCTGCCGCAAGCTCGCTTCGGTGCGCCGTTCGTCGCTCCAGATGTGCTCATACACGCCATCACCGCCATAGCCGTCGAGCGCCGCCATCTGCGCCTGCGCCGCGAGATCGTCCCGTTGGACCCACACATGAATCGGCGCGTTGCGGATCACGGCGTCCAGCAACCCCGTCACGCCCACAAGTGCGGGATTCGCCGTCACCGTCGAGTTGTAGGAAATGCTCGCGACGATCGCCCCCGGCCCCGTCGCGGGAATCCCCGTCAGCGCCGTCGCACTGATCCCCGTGTAGCGGATGACTTGTTCGCCGTTGCCGACGACCGCCCAGCCGCCCCCGGCCGCAAAGGGGGCCGGGTTCGCGAGCATCAGCGATGTGGAGCCCGCCGGCACTTGCCCGCTGGGTTGCGTGAGCCCCGAGGTATCGGTGACCGGCGGCGCCGCGCCGAGATCGAGATCCCAGATCAGATCCGAGAACACCGTCGTCGTGTTGTTCGCGATCGTCGTCAAGAACTGAATCGGCGTGGCGTTCGCCGCCGAGCGATACAGCTTGCGCGCCGTCACGCCCGCGCCGCCCAGCGGCACCGTCACGCGGACCTGATTCGCTTGCGCGGTATTCGTGCCCGGCATCGCCGGCCCGAGGCTCGCCGTCGCGAGCGTGTCGGTGAACGTCGTCGCGGTGTTGTTCGCGATCGTCGCGACCAAGTTATACCAGCCGCCGTTGAGGCGATACAGCCGCCGCGCGGTGACGTTCGCCGGGCCGATCGGGATCCCGGTGATCGCCACCGTCCGCGCATTCGCCACCGTGGCGGTATTCGTCGCGGGCGGCGTGCCGGCCGCATACGACGGGTTGAGGACATCCGTGTTCGTCACATTGTTCGCATGCGTCGTGTAGGCCGACCAGACGCCATTGCGTCGGATATATACGCGCTTTTGCGTCACCGTGGGATCCGTGGACACAGGCGCTCCCCACATACTGATCGGACACGGCACGGACGGATTGATCGTGAGCGGCACGATCGTCACGCTATTCGACACGGGGCCGATCGTCGTCACCCCGGCGGTATTCACATACGCCACGGCGACCGCGATCGCGTCGCCGATCGCCCAGGCGCCCGCCGCGCTCGACGACGCGCCCGGTTCGAGTTGATTCGTGGGGGCCGTGGCCGGCGGGGCCACCACACCGCCGAGCCCGGGAATGGTCACACTCGCGCTCGCCGGGCCGCTTGTGGTTTCGCCGCTCGCCGTCACAAACGTCACCGCGTAGGTATACGTCCCGTCGTCGATCACCCCGCCGACCGTGGGGATCCCCGGCACCGGAGCGCCCACGGGCGCCGACGTGGCTCCGACCGTGATCGTTCCGACCGGCCCCGGCAACGATTCGCCGCTCGCCGTCACGAACGTATACGCATACCGGTGCGCGCCCGACTCGATCCCGGGCGGCCCGTCGAGCAGCGCGAGCCCCGGCACGGCGGACGGCGCCGCGCCCGGTCCCACGAGGCCGCCGCCGCCGCCGAGCTGCACGCCGGTATACGTCAGGACGCGCGAGGCCGCGCCATCCGGCGTCACGCCCGCAATCGCCTGCCCCCCCGCCGCGCTGAACATCTCAGCGTTGACGATCGGGACCAACGATTCGTTGGCGTTCAGCGACGCCGCGATCCCCGTGCTCGCGCCCTTCCCATACACGCGCGTCCGCACTTGCGACTTGTCGCTGGCCCACGTAATCGCCGGCTCGTGCAGCAAGCGCCCCGGCGTGGCATCAATCGGATCCGGCGGCGTGCCCGGCGGCGTGATAAAGAAATACAGCGTCTTATTCTCGAAGAACCAATAGCCGCCGACGAGCTTCGCGAGCGCGGTCAGACAGCCTTTCATGCCGCCTTCGCTGCCGTCGAAATTGATCGTCACGGCCGGGAGATTCGCTTCGACGCCGGTCGCGAAGAACCCCGGCACGTAGCGCGTAATTAAGTCCTGCGCGATGGTCGACGCCGACACATTCACGTAGCGCACGAGCGGCCGCTTCAGATTCGCCCGCGCCGTATCGTCAATCGCCGTCACCGGATGGAAGACCGTGGACGGCTGGCCCTTGTAGGTTCGCTCGACGGTCTGGAGCTCGCCGTTGAAGAGGAGTTGCGGGGCGTCAGTATTGATCCATACCTCGAGCTGTTGGCCCACGTGCGGCGCCGCCGCCCCGTAGAGCGTCAGGCTACAGGTGTTCGGCGCGTCATAGAGCTGATCGCGAATCGTGAGGGACTTGTAGATCACCCGCACGGGCGCATCCGGGCGCGTGATATCCACGCCCCCGAGGATGATCCAGACGTGCACCGGCCGGCCGGCCACGACATCCGCCGAGAGATAGTTCAGCCGAAACGCATTCAGCCGCGCGGTGCCGAGAATCGCAGACTGGAGCGCCATCAGTTCACCAGCGAGCCCCGTTGCACTTGCGTGGTAATCGTGTCACCCACCTTGCGCGCGATGTTGCTCTCCGTGTCGACAATGTTGAACGTGTTCGTGACGGTCGGCCCGCGTTGCGCGAGGCCCATCGAGAGCGCCCATGTCAGGAAATCTTTCGGGGGACCGCCGCCGATAAAGCCCCCGAGGGCGCCACCGCCGGTATTCTTCTTGGTGTATTCCTCGAAGACTTTGGCGAAGCCCATCGTCCCGTAGCTGATGTTGCCGAGGTCAATCGGGATACTCGCCCCCGGCGCTTTCTGATCCATGCCCGGGGCGACGCCCGTGACAGCCGCGATCGTCGCCGACGCCGTCTGCGCCTTCGCCGTCACGGCGTCGAGCGAGGGGATCACTTGCGTATCGATGACCTCCGACGTGAAGCGCCATTCCGTATTCCACGCTTTCGTGTCGGCGACGTTCGTCTTGATCCACTGGTCGAGCGTGCCGAGCGCCGGCTCCGTCGCGGCCAGCGTCGCCAAGTTCAGCTGCATCTGGCGATCGAGCGCGGCCACTTGCGCCGCTGACAAGCCCATCGCCGTCGCGACCGTGGTTTGCGAGACGCCCAGCGTGAGCGCGTTCATGCCGGCCGTCACCACAGCGGGCGCCATTGTCAGCAGCGTCTGATGCCAGTGGCCGGAGGCTTCGTTCAGTTCGTCTTGCGCCGTCCGCACTTTTTTGAGGGCCGCGTCTTCGGCTTCGTGCCAGCCTTGCAGGATCTTCGCGTTCTCGGCGACGCGCCGGGAGTAATACTCGATCGCTTCGCGGCTGATCCCGTAGTGCTGCGCGAGTTGCTGCACCGTGGAACTATGGTTCTTCAGTTCGGCGGTGATCTGCGGCATGTCCGCTTTATGCGCGGCAATCTCGCGGTTCCAGTCGGCGACACGTTGCGCGCCGGTATTAAAACTGTCGGCGACCTCTTTGTTGTGCTTCGCGATAATCTGCATCGCGATGTCGAAGTCTTTGATCTCGCGGCCGGCAATCTGCGTCGCCCGCGCGAGCACGTCCATCGCCGCGCCCGCACGCTGCGCCGTGAACCCGGACCACGAATCGACCACGCCGACGATCGCTTTATCGAGTTCAAAAAACTCGAGCGTCATCTTCGTGATTTCGTAGGTCGCGGCTAAGACACTGCCCGCCAGCCCGAGCGATCCCCAGAGGCCGAGCTTCTCGAACGTCAGCCCCGAGACGTTGCCCAGTTCCCGGATCGCTTGAATCTGTGGGCCGATGTGAATGCCGAGGGCGTTCAGCGTCTTATCGGCCACGCCCAGGCCTTCGCTGAAGTCGCCCATCGCGCTATTGGTCTGGGCCGAGGCGCCTGCGAGCCCCTTGAGCTTCACGACGGACTTGTCGACTTCGAAGTAGAAGTCCGAAAAATCCGCCGTCATCACGCCGCTGAGTTGCGCCATTAGACGAGCGCCTCCGCCTTCTCGGCGCGGGCGTGCAGTTCTTCGATCAGCACTTCATACACCGCCTGCGGCAATGCGCGAATGTCGTCGTAACTCATACCCATGCTTTTACAGAGGGCTAAGGTCGTCATGATACGAGCACGGCTTCCGGGGTCGTTTTTTTTTCCTCGACCGCGCGGCGATTCGCGCGCAGATGCGGGGCGAGCGCCTCGACGATCTCGTCCATCGTCGCCGTGTCGAGATTCCGCAAGGTCGCCCGCCGTTCGTCGACGGATTGCATCGGGCTGTAGGGGATTGGCTCGTTGCCCGCGCCGACAAACGACCAGCCCACGAGATAGGCGAGGATCACCGCGAGTGTGCGCGGCACGGGTTCGGCTTCGAGGTCGAGGCCTTCGCCCGCGTTCAGTGCTTTCTTGACCGTGATGAAGTCGCCGTCCGAGAGCGGCAACCGCACCGACTCGGGCGTGACCATCCGACAGCGGCCCATGACACTCGCCTCCTATTGTTCCGGGGAACCCAAGCGCGCCCACACGCTCGTGTCGCCGATCGAGATTTCCTGCACGGGGAAGGCCCAGTAGCCACCCGCACGCGGCGCGGTAAAGAGCAAGGGTCGCTGCCGCGCTTGGAATGAATCGACGTGCGCGATCGTCGCGGTCAGCGTCCAGACGGGGTCCGCCTGCGAGCGCGCGACGCGCCACGACCGCAGCGCGACCGCGACCCCATGCCCCCACAGGATCGCCCCCGCGCTGCCATGCACCGTGAGCGAGTCGAACACGCGCGCCTAGGCGTGAATGCCCGCAACCCACGTCGTGCCGTTCCAGTTACATTTGCTCGCATCGCCGAGCAGCATGTATTGGCCCGTCACCCAGTTCGTCGCGGGGTTCGCCGTTTTCCCCGTCATCGCCGCGAGATTCGCCGGCGCCGCCGCACCGGCGGGCGTGAACGTGCCGGGGGTGCCGGCCGTCGCACCGGTCGCCGCCACGACGGGCTTCATCGCGAAGGCGCCGGCCGCCTTCCAGTTGCCGCTGATCTTCGGCGCTTGCAGACTGGCGTCAATGCTGGCGTCGAGATACGCGAGGCCCGACCACGCATAGGTCGGTTCGGTGCTGTTCGGCACGAGCTCGAGGAGCCCGGGGGTCGTGGCTTCGGCCGCCTTGAACAACGCGAGTTCCTGAGAATTCCAGAACCCGGAAAGCGAGCCCTCGCTATTGCGGAGGCCAGGGACATAGACCCGGTTTGTGTCTTGGAAACAGGTGACATCCTCGAACTCGGTTTTGAAGTCGCCGGTCCATGCGTTGAGCGAAATGATCGGCACCGCCGTCACGCCCGCCTGATCCCACTTCACCTGTCCATAGCGCCCTGTGAGAATTGCCATTGGTCACTCCTTTGTCGTTAACGCGCCGTGAAGGACTACGCCGCTTCGTCGTGCTTGGCGAGCAGTCCCACGGATTCCAATAACATGGCGAGCTTCTGATACATCACGCGCCGATACCGGATCATCGTCGGCACAAACACGGGGCGCGGCACGCCCTTGACGCCGAACATCGTCCCGCGCGGCCACTTCTTCCGCGTCTCGCGCGGCTTCAGCTTCCACCCGTTCTCGTGCCACCACGCATGCGGCGAGGTCGATCGCACTTGCGCGGCCACGGCGAACGCCCCCACGGCGAGCGGGAACACCTTGACGCCTTTCCGCAACTGCCCCGGCGGAATCTTCCGCCCGTTCCTCGAGGTGCCCGGGCCGATCGGATACTGACTCTCCACGTCCTTCGCCGCCGCATAGGCGGTATCCAACACGATCTGCGTCGCCTGCCCCTTCAATTCCTCCGGCAGCCGCGCGAGCGCGTCTTTCAATTCGGCGAGGCCTTGAAACGACAGCGTGGCGTGGATCGGCATTACATCACCAGCGGCACGGCGTGGCAGGCCATCTCGACGCCCCGCATATCGATATTCTCGATGCTGGTGATCGCAAAGGTCTGACTCCCCAGTAGCATCCGGGTTTTCGTCGTGACCCCCGGATGAAAGTCGCCCCGCACGAGATACGTCGCCGAGCTAATCGGCGTGCCCGCCACGGGCTCGATAAACACGCCGATGTCATCGCCCGTGGTTTGCGACAGGCTGACCATCCACGTCGCCGGGTCCAGATCGATCCACGTGCCCGCCGGCCCCGGGTTTTGGAACGTCACGACGTGCCGCCAATCCCCGCGCGCCATTAGGCCACCGTGGGATCGCGATAGGCCGCGAGCAGCGCATAGATCTTCGGCCAGACATCGGGCAGCGAGCCGTCGCCCCGGTCTTCGTAGTAGTAAGCGGTCAGCAAGTGAATCGCGTGCGTCACAGCGGCCGGCGCGCTGCCCGTATCCCAGCTCGGATCCGCCCCCGCCGCGAGATACGACAGGATGGCCTCCTGTGCCGTCGCGAGTTTCTGCGCGATGTCGGCATCGTGCGCCGTGCCGCTGATACGCAAATGCACCTTCGCCTGATCGACCGTCCAGAGCGGCGGCAGGGTGACGCGCGAAAAGTCCATCACGCGGGCACCTCCTCCTCAGCCGGTTCAGTCTGTGGTGGTGGTGCGGCCGGCACCGTGGGCGGTTCGCGCTGCGCGAGCGTGGAGAGCGGCCAGTCCTGCTGTTGCCGGTAGGGGGTCTCGCCCCCCGGCACCGGCCCGAGGCCGAACCATTCCGATCGCGCTTCGTTCGGTGAGAGCACGCCCGCACTGGTCGCCGCTTGCGCCGCTTGGACGCGACTCATCGTGTCCATCCAAATTAAGAGGCCGTCATCGAATTCGATCGTGAGATAGGACGGCAGGTCGAGCCCTTCGCCCAGGCACGTCGCGATCGAGACGAGATGCGGCTCCAGACACTGCGACTTGTATTGGAGCTGCGAGGCTTCCGCGTTGGCGTAGGGCGGTTGCTTATTGCTGTTCAGGATACTGATCGGCATCCCGAGGACTTCACAGATTTTCTCTTCCGTCCAGCCGAGCTGCTCGATGACTTGCGCATCGACGGCCGAGGTCGACACGCTTTCATATTTCATCCCGAGTTCGGCAATGAGAATCTCGCCGCTCTTAAAGTTCGCCGCATCGGCCTTGAGCCGCTGCGCCGAGAGCGGGTCCAGCTTCGTCGGCGCAATCAACACGCCCGAGGGACGCGCGCCCTTCGCAAAGAACGTGGTCGAGTTCTCCGAAATCGCTTTCGCTTGCGCCACGGCCCCGGTTAAGGCCGTCAGCGGCGAGATCCCGCAGAGCGGGTGATACAGGCAGTTCCAGCGATCGTGAATCAGTTCGCGCGCGGGAATCACGAGCGGCTGGGTATTCTCCGGGAGTCCCGCGAGGTCATTGCTCTGGAGTTCGTAATACACGCTGCCATCGGGCGCCGTCAGGGTTTTGACGCGCCCCGGATCCAGCCGGTGTAGTTCGTTCACGACGCCGCGTTCGTCGCGATGCTTCAGGAGATACGCGTTCCCCCAGAGCAACTTGTCGAGCACCCATTGCTCGATGAATTGCTGCGCCGTCTGATAGTGGTTCGGCCGGCGCAGCACGGGGTCATACGCGGGGTTCGTCGTCTCGGACCAGAAGCCGTTCCGATCGCGTTCCAGCAGCAGCGGCGGCGCAATCTTGCTAATGTCCTGACTGATGCGCGAGACGGCGCCGAACACGCTGGGGTTGCCCAGCGCGGACTCGGTCGTGAGCGGATCGTTGTGCTGCCACGCGCCCGTGTAGGGTTCGCGCACCACGGGATACCACGATCCGCTCCCGCCGCCGACCAGCGTCAGCATGGACGCCAGCCGCGATCGCACCGTCGCGAGCACGCCCACGGCTTACTTCTTCGACTTCGCGGTCGCCGTCTCGCCGTTCCCGTTCCCGAACCCGTTTTCATCGAACGCCATCGCGGGCGCCGGATAGGCCGCCGCCGTCAGATACTTCACCGCGTTCGCGTTCGCCTTCTTCCACGTGATGAACCGCTCGGCGCGTAACGCGACCGTGTTCATCTGGAACATCGAGACATACACCGTCGTGTCCGCGACCGGGGACGTGGGGGCGCCATCCATCTGGATCGAGGCTTCCGTGCTCGCGTCGATCGTGACGCCACCATCATCGGCCATCATGATCAGTTCGGGTTGGAGCGCAATCACGAGCGCGCCGACCGTCTGCGACGTGATGAACGTCAGCCCTTTATATGTCCCGCCGCCGGCCGAGATGCCGGGGAAGACGGCCGAGCCATCGGTGTTGGTCTTGAACGACAGCGAGAGCGCATTCGTGGGCGACATGAGGAAATGCACGCCCGCGACGCTGATGTTGTTGTTCACGAAGTGACTGATCAGGCCCATGATGTCGGCCAGTGGGTTCGCCGTGGCCGCCGCTGTGGGCGCGCCGTTCGTGATCGAGGCCGGCGAGATGCCCGCGACGGCCGCGACCGCCGGGTTGACGAACTGGCCGTCCAAGAACGCCGCGATGTCTTTCACCATCGAGCGCCGGACCACATCCTCCGCTTGCGGGGAGCTGAGTTTGATCAGTTCCTGCGTCAACACGGTAATGCCGGCGACCTTCGCCCAGTCGAGCGAGACGCTGCTGAAGGCCATCGAGGTCACGGGCTTCGGTTTCATTTCCCCGACCCAGTTAAACGTCCCGCCGCCGGTCTGCATCGGAATCTTCGTATTGAACGGCACTTTATTGAGGCCGCTGATCTGGTCGATGATCGTCGCCGCGCGCATCATCTCGATGAAGTCGGCACTGATTTTGGGATTGACTAACGGGGCCGCCCACGTCGCATCCGTCGCCGTGCCGGGCGCCACGGCGGCTTTCAACGCGAGCGCCACTTCCGGAGTCGTGTCGTCCCAGCGCGCCGCCGCCCAGCTCGCGGGGTCCACGCCGGCCGCCTTCGCCGCAATACGGGCGCAGTGGAAGCGGATAAACGACGTGCCCGCCGGCAGGTTCGACTTCACCGAGACGTGCGCAAAGGGGGAGGAGACGCTACGGGCGGCCACGGGCTGCGCCGTGGTCATCTGCAACGCCTCCATGTTGCGCCACCGGGCCAAGTCAGCGTCGCAACTTTTCATTTGCAGGTTGAGGTCATCGACGGTC